CTCTTCGGGTCGGGTGACCCACTAACCCCCTAAAGGGAGTTAGCCCACCTAGATCTGATGTCGACGGACCTAGGACGCCCAGAGCGTTCCAGATGATTCCTGTCGGCGAATGGCTCGTCGCCGCGTTTAAGGAACCACTTAAGGAGTGCTCCTTCTCCGCTGACTCTTGAGTCAGGGATTACGGAGAACACCGTCCAGCCCTTTACCTGGGGCTGGTGAGTGTAAGGACTTATTCTCTGGGTATCGTACCCAAGGAATGAGACCTTCCCCAAAACGGGTGAGTCTGGTGAACATATGGGTAACGTCCCGCCAAAAGCGGTTCGATCCACGAGTCCATCCAGACCGCCGTCTTCCACAGTCCCGCCTCGTACAGGCGGTTCCGAAGAGACACGGCAGCAATCACCTCTGTCACGTTCTTACGTCGGGAAGGGAACACATGTCGGACTCGGACTGGAGTAACATCCGTCCCCGCATAGTAATCCCTACCACAAGACTCTCGAAACCGCCCGGTTCCGAAGGTCTTGTTGTAATTGACCTTGAGCCCAAAAGACTCAAGCATCCCAGCGACGTGATCGAGACTGTCTACGGGAACGATGATATCGTCACCGTAAACACGCACCTTGCCAGAGTAGGACTTGATGTCCGCCCTGGTAAACTGGCGTCTCTGCGACTTCTGAATACCCATGATAACGATGGTTGTAAAAACCATGGCTTCGATGGGAAAACAGAGCGCAGAACCCATAGATGCGAACTTGGCGAGGCGGTAAACGCCTTTGCCAGGTACATCAGCCTTCCGGGAACGGGTGGCATCCAGCCCCTTAGCAAGCCAAGGGAAAGGAGCGACCATAGCCCGTACATGCTGATTCGAGACCCTGTCGGAAGCTTCCGAAAGGTCGATGGTCGCGAGACCACCGCTTTCGGAGCCCTCCTTAGCCATCCTCTGATTAGGAGTTTGGTCTTGGAAACCGACCATGCCCGCGACCGTAGAATCGGTCTCGAGGCATTTCACGATCTTCTCCATGATCGCCTGCTGCATAAACTGCATGCAGGTAGGTTCAACGGCGATGATTCGTGGGGTCTTGAGCGTCTTAGGGACGAGAGTGACCTTGACAGGACGCTCTCTCCCGGGTTCGCGGATATCCACTGGATCCAGGCGATAATTAAATCGCCAGTTTGGGATTGCGTTATCCCCATAAGGGAAGACGTCTTCCAAACGCCGGGTCCATTCGGCAAGATCGAACTTCGCGTTTCCGCGGAGTCCGTCCGCCGTAGCTCCGGGACCATGACGTGGGTCAATATTGCCATCATAGATGGCTCCATCGACCTCGGCCATGACGTCGCCGAAGAGTAAGAGCGAAATCCTCTGGAACTCTTTAATGAGATCCTGAGAGATTGTACGATCGCTCTTGCGGATATCCGACTCACACTCGAGAAACCC